CAGACCAGGGGTAGACTGTATCTCCAACATCCCAAACCGTGCCAGTAGTATTGATAGACAAAGAGGGGACAGCACCAAACTTATGAATGAATGATGCGCCCTTTACTTTACCTCTGGCAACCTGTAACGGAAACTGGTCCTCAATAATATAGTTTTTCATTTATCAGGACCACTCACTATCGTGTGCAATCCTCTTACTGGAAACAATCTTCTTACTTTCTGTCAGAGGATAAACATTCTGAATGATGGCGCCAGGATACTCAGACTGCACCATCTCGGTCAGTTCGTTTCTCCCAGGAATCTTACCTTCATACTGCACCTCAATACGATACAGTTGTCCATTCCACTCCATATCTGCCTCGTATGTTTCTTGCACAGATTCAGGAGCAGACCCCATATAGAGATTGCCATTAAAGTCGCCAGAGATGTTGACGCTTTCGGATAGATAACCTTTGAATGATTTCATCAGCAATTCCACGCTCTGAGGGACTTAGACAGACGATCATCGCCTGTGTTGTTGGAGGGTTTCTGCCTCTTACGCATACCCTTCATTCTTGCACAGAAAGACTTACGACGAGGGTTGCCAACTTTCTTGCTGGGTGCTTTCAGATCGCTGCCAGGATTCTCACGCTCATAAGACTTGCGACCCTTCTCATTGAGACCACCTTCAGAATTCTGCCCTTCCTTCTTAGTCCAGGCAGCACCTTCAGCAACTGCTGCCTTGCCTGAGAATTTGCGTTTCTTATTCGCCTCAGCATCCTTCATAACCTGCCTCATTTTCAAAGCAGTGCTAACTGCTCTACGCTTAGAGGGTCTACCCAGGGGTGGTTTTGTTTTATCAATTACCTTAGCAACAGCGAGTCCAACCCCCTCCTTCATCTCCTTACCACAGGGGACTTCTTTGCAACGCTTGCACTTGCTGCACCATGAGGTGCCTTCAGGACATTCTTGCTTTTCGGAAATATACTGCTTGAAACGTTTCATTTGTTTTTAGGATTTTTCGGGCAGTTTGCTTCGTGCTTTTCGATGTAGGTGAAGGGTTTGGCATGACCCTTAGGTGCAGTCAAACCGCAAAACTGACAGGTGGTGCTACGCTCAGCCATAATGATACGCTCCTTTAGTGGTTTTCTTGGGAAGTTTGCCGCCTCTCACCTTGGTGCCAGATGTTTCACCGTAACCTTCGGGATGCTTGCCTGCTTTGGTCTTACCGATAGAATCGGACTTTGCCTTACTACCCTTCTCAGTGTAGTGAAGTTTAGCAGACTTGTCCTTATCTTTGGTGATCACAGATTCTTGCCCATGCTTGCGTCCCAGACGACGCATTACTTTACCAAATCTACGCTTAGACATCTTATCAGGTTTTGATGTCTGATAGGAAACCTCACGACCAGTTTCACCACTGCCATACTTATACTCGCCCACACCTTTCTTGTGACCGATACCGTGCTTCTTGAGATCTTTCTCAAGAGTCTTACGACCCTCACGATTCTTCTTCTCGTCATCGCCACGGTCAGCAGAAATGTGACCAGTAACTTGAGTCTTGGACTTTTGCATCATGCGACCAGTGCGGTTGCCTTCTGCAATAAACTCACGATAGGTCTTCTGACAATCTTCTTTCTTCAGACCAATCTTACGAGCGATCTTACCGACGATACCTTCTTTCTTCTTTGCTTTAGCAGCGTCGAGACGCTTCTGAATCTCAGGAGAATACTTGACAGATCTCTTCGACGTTTCTGCTTTCTTACGCTTGGCATAATCCATGTAGGATTCACCAGGCTTGGTTGTCTTGCTGTAATCCTTCTTGGGTTTAGCAGCATCAGCACGATCTTCACGAGCACGCTGGTTAGCACCAGGACCACCCAGTTTGCGATCCTTCTCGGGATCGGGATGCCAGAAGTCACCACGCTCATTGATCTGCTCACCTTCTGGTTCAAAAGAGTTATACATTGCAGGATTTCTCCTCTGACCGTCAGCATGTCTGACCAATCTTGCTAGTTTTTTGAGATCTCTCTGTCTGTCCTTATTGTCCTTGAAAGCGTATGCTGCTTTCTTGTCATCCTTAGGAGCAGGTTCTTTCGCAATCTTCTCATATTTTGCTCTATCTACTGCTTCGCCCAGGTCGGGATGGGGTGCATACAGGGGACCCTGGTAGTTACCAGCAAACACTTCTTCTTTCTTCATGGCTGCTCTCTTTGCTGCTGCTTTTTTAAGTAGTCTTTGTCTTGCTGCTTCTTGCTCATCCTTGGGAATAGCAGTGACAGCACCAACTTTCTGGTCTACATCACCAGGGGCATATCCTTCGTTTGCCTTCTTCTTGGTGTCCATAATAGCACCCTTACCATGCTTCTTACGAATCTCTGCCTTCACAATGTCCAGAGCAGACTTGCCCTTGCCGTGTTCTTTCTCCAGTTGTTTCTGAACCCAGGTTTTACCCTCAGGTTTTTTGCCCCCGCCACCAGATGACTTAGAAGGATAACGGGTGTTGCCATCAACTCCACCACGCTCCATACGGCGATCTCTTAGACGATCTGCCTCTTCTTCGTTAATAAATTCTTCCTTCTTCATCGGTAGACCTTTGTGTTTGGTAGAAGCAAAATCTTTGGCGTCTTTCTTCTTCATGCTGGCAGCAACTTTGGCAACCTCAGGCGATGCTGCTCCTTCACCCTTTTGAGCAGCTCGGACCATACCCATAAAACGCTGTTGTTTGATAGATTTGGCGGGCATCTTACTGTCTCGCTACTTTGGTGCATTTGAGACCAGCGCCATCGATAGTCTCCAAGGGATCCTTTTCCAGATAGAGGACGCCACCTGCTTCGATGCTGACGTTTCTGCTACCCAAAGCAACATACTGACTGTCGCCAACGTTTCTCTCGGCAACCACAGCAGCATCATCAACGACGAGCACGATGGTTGCAGCAGTGTCATTCACAACACGCACGGCAGTTGCCTTGCTCAGGTTGGTTGCAGCACTGAGAGTAACCTCAGACGCTAATACTCTTACTCTATCCATCGGTAATAAGGTCTCCTACAAATACTATTTATCACGTTGCTGTTTTAAGAATTTGGCGAGATCCGCTGTGCTACCTACAAACATAGTATTGTTTGTGGTGTTGACCTCTTTGGTTTTCTTGGGATTCTCAATCTCAGCGACCTTCTTTTGAAGGTCTACCAGTTTGTCAGCAACGTCACCGACATGCTTGATTAACTGACCAGCAACTTCATATGCACGAGGTTGATCAGATTCCTGCGCCAATTCAAGAATCCCATCCACTGCCTCTTGTCCCTTCTCGATGAGTGAATAGAGATTGCCACGAGTATACTCATAGTCTTTCTTCAACTGCTCCTTGGTTGAAGTTGCAATCTCCTCTACCTTTTCAACAGCAGGTTTTTCTGTTGAGACAATATCAGTTTCAATATCTAGAGCATCTTCAATGCCCTCAAACTTCATGAGTTTATTCGTCGTTTCCTGTGACTGGGTTTCTTGAGAGTCCATCTGAGTATTCACTATAGAGTTCATTAAATCCGAAGTTATCATCTGGGTCAGCATCCAGAGGATCTGGAGTGACTGTATAACGCACTTCCCTGGGAGCAGTGATCTTTGATTCTGTAGCCATGTCCACAATAGCCTTGGTGATAAGCTCGCCAGACTTGTCTTGGACAGGACCGTAAAGATAGGTCTTTGCTTGAAACTGTAGGGTATATATCAGAGTGCGTCTTGTATCATAGTCTCCCTCATACTCATCACTATAATCTACAGATGTGAGACTCACAGGATAGTCTCGTGTCTCGCCAAGATCAGCGACAAGATTCATTGTCAGGTTAAAGCTTGGTTGGAAGTAAGGAAGGATCTGCTCAAGAATTTGCAGGGCGTCGTCTTGATTCTTGGAAAGAATTGCCAACTCAAAGTTGATGTTATAGGGAATTGGCATGAATCCCTTATATGTTGCCTCTCCAGACGTATTGCGAATATACGATGTTGGGGATAACTTTCTAGAGGGATCGTATGCAATGCCATTGATCTCAAAAGAGATTCTAGGCAGAGTGATCTGCACTTGATCTTGTGTCGTCAAGTCACCAACCTGACGTAGACGAGAAAGAAACTTTTGCTTAGGTCCGTATGCCAAAGGCACCTTCATCACTTCTGTTTTACTTCCAGAGGTGCGTCTAAGCTCAATGTTATTAAAGAGGGTGCCGAAAGCAACAACCGTCTTCTTAATAATCTCGTGGTATGAATAAGTTCCTAGCATTACTGTGCGTTACCAAACTCGCCAAATGGATTTGTCTCTGTGAAATCCAGGATATCATCTGCCTCAGATTCAATATTATAGTTTTGATCGACAGTATCGCTTAGATTCGTATTATTTAGCGTATTGTAAGTTTCAGGACTCCAGAGAGCACCTGAAGTTAGACCCTTGACAGTTTCGCCAGTGTTGAATGTGCCAGTGCGATTGATCACTTGGAGTTCTCTTGTAGAAGAATTCCAGGACTTGACTTCTGCTCTGTTGTCTTTTGGTGAGTAGTCGATTGCAACGGATGGAGCGCTAGTATAACCATTACCACCAGATGTAATAGTGATGCCAGTAACGAGACCAGTAGAGTTGACTGTTGCGGTTGCAGTTGCACCTGTGCCTCCTCCTCCAGTGATAGTAACGGTTGGCGGTATGGCACTATTATAGTGGTTTCCACCATCAGTCACGGTGAGTGCAGTGACAGTATCTCCAGTGATCGTTGCCGTTGCTGCTGCCCTATAAAGGTCACCAACAATTTCTTCACCGACAACAAAGTCTCCAGTGCCACCAGGATCCATAACGAGTTTGATGGATGCAGCAAAGTTTGTCTGAATAGCATCAACCTCAGCAACACCAGTGTCAATGTCTTCATCACTGTATTCAAACAGCTCACAACGAAGACCCCAGACATGAATCTTACCTAACTGGTAGAAGGGGACTTCATGCTCCACAAACTGAATCTCAAACGTTTTCCCTGCCATAGGAAAATGCACAAGGTCTCCCTCATTGGGACGACCCTCCACAATCAGTGTGGTGTTATCGTCTACGGCTTCTTGGAATCTTTTGCGAGAGATGATAAAGGTTACCTGATCAGATACCCTAACCCCAAACTTACTAAACATGTCTCCGTCTCCACGGAAACCACCAGCATCTTCAACATATGCTTCAATCTCAAAAGCATCATCAAACCTAGAGAGAGTATCTTCTCCAAAGATGCTGTCTTCTTTAACAATAGTCCTGGGAATATAATAGATATTTTTCCCAAACATCTTGATCTGCTCGATGATCAGACTCTCTTGGAGGTCTTGCTCACCCGACGTGCCTTGTGTGAAGTATGAGTTGAGTGCCATATCAGCCAATCATGTCCAGTGGAGGTGTTTCCCAGGTGGTGCGGAGTTGCTCGTCGAGAATCTTCAATTCCTCAACAGCATCATTGTAAATCATCTCGCCATTTAGAGTAACTCCACCAGGCATTTGCACGCCTTGGAATTTCGTCAGGTTTTGACCCCACTGCTTTTTAATCTTTGCAGTGGCATAGTCTTTAACCCACATTTGATTGTAAATCTCTGTCCAAGTTGTAGGATCCATTGCCCTCCAACATTTGATCACAATGTATTGATCGACCAATGCATCTGCTGTCCAGTCAAAGTCGATATACAGTCTATCCTGCACTTGCGAATAGCGAACAGGTTTGATACCTTCCAGCAGGAAATCAATAGTTTCCAGATGCTGCTGGATCATATAGTAATGATAAAACTGTGTAGATGTAAAATCATACAGATCATTCAGACGCATCTGATATCTGATGTCAAACATGTTACGAGTGCCCTTGTCTGTGAAGGAGAATAGACCTTCAATGGAAAGGATATGATCAGGCACCTCAATGTAACCATTGCCCTCTTTCCAACTATCGTTACCAGCCTTTGAGGTATAAGGGGTATTTGTTTTAGCACGATCAATAACATCTTGAGTAATCTGATGTTTCAGATATACCCTCTCAGCACCATCGTAATGGAATTGCTGAAACTTTTGAAGCGTATAGTCGATAGCATCATCGACCTGATCGTCGGATACATTGACCTCCAAGACTGGTTTACCCAGTCTACGGAGGCAGTATTCTTTGAGTTCTGCTTTAGATGTTGGAGATGCCATTAGTTATCAGCGAGTGAGAGCGGCGAGAGCAGCCTTGAGTTGGGTAACAGTTGTAATACCAGCGTCATTACCGATCGCATTAAGAGCGGTATAGATGTCATCAATATCAGCATCATTAGCATCTGCTGTTGCACCCTGAGCAGCAGTTGCATAAGCAGTGCTGTTGGTAGTAGCAGCACTGCCAAGACCAAGGGTAGTGCGAGCAGCAGATGCAGATGTATCATCAATCAGAGATGCACCGAATGTGCTGATTGTGGGGGTGCCAGTCAGATCACTATAAGCACCAGAGGTTGCGACAGTTGCAAGGTCGGCAGGTTGAATGGCAGAGTCTGCCAGTGTGCCTTGAGCAGCGGTAGCATAGTTTCCAGAAGCAGCGGTGATCCGAGCATCGGCGCGAGCATCTGTGTAGTAAAGGTTAGTAAGACCCTCAGAGAGATCGTCTGTGCTTGCTGCAGCGATTCGTGCATCTGCACGAGCATCTGTGTAGTAAAGGTTGACAACACCCTCAGTGATGTCATCAGTTGTCTTAGTTGCAAGGCGAGCATCCCATCTTGCAGTGGTGTAATACAGATTTGATCCTTCTGCCAGGTCGGTTGTAGTCTTGCTGCTGAGGTCGAGGTTTGCACCAACTTGAAGTGCAATACGAGCATCAGCAAGTCCATTTACCTCAGCATCAGTGCGCTCGGTGAAGCTAAAGACACCAGTAGAAGCGTTGTAAGACAGATCCCCAGAAGCCCCAAATGCACCCCTAGCACGAGAATTTGTAAAGAAGACATTCGTCGATCCCTCAGTTACGTTGTCGGTATTGATATCCGACTGAGTAACCGACAGACCACCGCTACCATCATGTGTAATACCCACTCCATATGTAAAGTGGCTACGAGTGCGAGCAGCAGTTGTGAAGAGGTTTGTAGATCCTTCAGTCAGATTGTCTGTATTGATATCAGATTGGACTGCACTCAGAGTCAGCAGGTTACCTGCATCATCGTAGGTAGCAGAGATGCCAGTGCCACCACTGATCAGAGCAGCAACACGATCATCAACTCTCTCATCGGTGAAATAAAGGTTGCTAGTGCCCTCTGGAAGACCGTCAGTCGTGTGATTAGCGATGCTACCAACCTGAGACAGGTTATAGGTAATGGTGCCAGTCACATTCAGGTTACCAGCAACTTCAAAGTCAGTAGTTGATTTGAAGTTGGAAACCGTGAGTCGGTTTTCAAATGGGTTATAGGTGAGGTTAGTGGAGTCTGTGCGGACCTCGGTGTATCCCGTGTTTGCAGAGACAAACGGGACATAATAAGTAAGGTTAGAAGATGCAGTCTCTGTAATGTTAACCAGATCTGCCTTATCGGCGGTGCCTGTGAGGTTACCAGTAACATTACCAGTGGTCGTGCCAGTGACAGTAAGGTTGCCAAGGACGCTAGCGTTGGTTGTAACTTCAAGACTGTTGAGAGTTGCCAAACCAGCACCAGTGATGTTACCAGAAGTGGATTGCAACTCAATCTTAGTCGTGCCAGCACCGTTGTTGAGTTGCAGTGCCTTAGAAGCGCCCTGCAGGACAACGTTATCGTTGAAACGAGTTGTGCTGTTTTGAGTGATTGTATTGTTGAAGGTTGTGGCACCGTCAACATTCAGTGTGCTGTCAAAGTCAACAGCATTAACAACATTCAGTGTGCTGTTGAGAGTTGTAGCGCCAGTAACACCCAAAGTGCCTGCGATATCAGTATTACCAGAGGTGCCTTGGACTGTAAACTTGTTAGTGTTGATCAGCAGAGATCCACCAACGTTTGCAGTTGCACTTGTAGTGATACTGGAGGTGTTGATCGTGGTGAATGTCGATGTGCCAGTAACACCAAGAGTGCCACCGATATTAACATTACCACTTGTGCCATTCAGAGTAATGGTGCCAGCGTTGTTGGGACCAAGTGTCAGCAGTTGACCGAAGTAAACATCTTCAGCAACGGTCATACCACCATTGCTCAGTCGGACAGCAGCATTAGAGCTGAGACTTGAGGGGTTTGTGCCGTTGGAGAAGAGGACTCTACCTCTGAATTCCTGACTACCCTTCTGGACCACGTTACCATCTACAGTGAAATCACCATAAATTTGGATGTCAGCCCCAAAGGCAACGTTACCAGCGAATGAAGCGCCTCCAGAGACCCTCAGAGCGCCTCCAGCAGTGAAGAGTGCAGGTAGGTTGGTAGTTTGTGTTGTATCAGTGATAGTGACAATATCATTGACTTCCAGAGTGCTGTCCAGATCGACAGCGCCAGTGACATTGAGAATATCGTCGATGACAGTAGCACCTTCAACATTCAATGTGCCTTGAATATCGGTGTTACCAGTTGAGGAAGCAACGCTAAACTTAGTGATCGAAGATCCATTCTGAATTCTGATAAACTTAGATGCAGAATTAAGAGTGATGTTGTTGGTGAAGACAGACACACCAGCCACATCGAGTGTGCCATTGACTGTCAGATTATCATCAACAATCGTTTCACCAGTAAAGGAATCTAAGGTCAGAGCACCAGCAGATGTGCTGATCTCAGAAGATGCATCAACACCGATCTTGATGTTGTCTGCTGTGATATCAGTAGAGGTGATCGCATGATTAAAGGTAGTGGTGCCATTGATGACATGGTTGTCTGTGCCAGCATTACCAATAGTGGTATTGCCATCAACTTGCAGAGTGCCAGTTACAAAGAGGTTTGCCTGGTTGTAGATAGCACCAGTAGCAGACTGGAATGTTAGAGCACCAGAGTTAGTATCGATGACGTTATTAGCAACAACGCCGATTGTGATGCTATCGATGGTGACATCAGTAGCAGTCATGGCATTGTTAAACTGGACAGTGCCCGTCACAACGTGGGAGTCTGTGCCAGCATTACCAAGAGTAACGTTACCGTCAACTGTAAGTGTGCCATCAATCTGAGTGTTGCCATCAACATTCAGGTCAAGATCAACGTCAAGGTTGTCGGTGATGTTAACAGTGCCACCGACAGAATCCAGGATCAGGTTACCTGCCGTTGTGCTGATCTCGTTAGGAGCGTCAACACCGATTCTGATTTGATCGGCAGTGATATCCGTAGAGGTGATCGCTTGGTTGAATGTGACTGTGCCGTTGACAACATGAGCATCAGATCCAGCGTTGCCAATAGTTGCATTGCCTTGGACCTGCAGAGTGCCACCCACATAGGTGTTACCTGTGCTGATACCAACGGTAAAGACTGTGCCAACGTTGAAGTTATTCTGGGTTGACAGAGCACCAGTAACACTCAGGTTACCACCAATGGCAGCGTCATCAGTAACTGTCAGGTCATCACCCACATACAGGTCAAGACCGATACCAACGCCACCGCCAACAATCAGGGTGCCAGTAGAGGCAGAGGTGGAGTTTGTGACATCAAACAGTTTGATGCTACCAGCATCCAGACCAGAGCGAGTGCCAGAGAATGCTTCGCTAGCGTTAGTTGCGTTGTGATACAGAGCATAGCGGCTTGCTGAGTTATCCCAACCGAAGAAACCGACTCGTGCTCCAGAATCATAGTATCTAAACTCAATACCACGATCCTTAGCATCGGCTTGGGTAGGAGCAGTATCACCACCCAGAGTGAAGACGGGATCGTCCAGGGTTTGTGTGGTGGAGTTAATAGTTGTAGTTACGCCGTTGACAGTCAGGTTACCTTCAAGGACCGTGTTGCCATCAACAGTGAAATCTCCGTTAACTGTGACATCATCAGTAAAGGTAGAAACACTGTTAACAGTAAGGGTGTCAGTTGCAGCATCACCGATTCTAGTGTTGCCATTGATAAACACATCTCTATTGAATGTGCCATCGCCATGGACAGTCAGTGTGCCGAGAGCAGCGGTGCCCTGACCGACACGACCAATTACAGTGTTGCCATTATCGAAGTCAACACTAAACTCTGTCTGTGCAGATCCGTTTTGAATCTGGAATGTCTTGTTGCCACTTCTAAGAAGGACATCGTTATAGATGGTTGTTGCACCATCAACAGTCAGAGTGTTGTTGAAGTCAACCGCACCATCAACATTAAGAGTGCTGTCAAAGTCAACTGCCAGATTAACCGTCAGGTTATCTGTGATAGTTGTATCAGAATTGATTGTGAGGATGTCTGTGCCAGCGTCACCCAGAGTGATGTTGCCATCGACCTGTAGAGTTGACTCAAAGTGGACAGCAGATCCAACGTCCAGAGTGCCACGAATATCGGTGTTGCCGTTGGTGGACAGGACAGTAAACTTATCAACTGTGCCATTGGTAATCTTGAAATACTTACCAGTGGTATCCAGAGTGATGTCATTATGGAAGACTGCATCGTCATCCAGATCAAACGTGCTGTTGAATGTTACGGCACCATCAACATTAAGAGTATTATCAAAGTCAACGGCAGAGATAATATTAAGAGTGCCTTGAATGACAGTATTGCCATTATCAGTATCAACTTCAAACTTAGTGACACTACCGTCATTGATAGTGAAAACAGTGTTTGGACCAGAAATCCTAACGTCATCTTCAAACGTGGTGTCGGAGTTGACCAGGACAGTATCTGTCGATGCGTTACCCAAGGTAACGTTGCTATCAACCGTCAGATCGCCCTGCGTATAGATGTCGCCATTGGAAGCGGTGACTGTGAATTGACCAGAGTTGATGTCAAAGTCGTTGGCGATATCAACAGTGCCGCCGACATAGACATTCTCAGAGATGCCAACACCACCTGTGACAACTAGCGTGCCTGTTGTTGTGGATGTCGATCCTGTGTTTGTCGTAAGCCTGAGGTTACCAGCAATGAGAGCAGCGTCAGTGCCAGCATAGACTTCATTTGTGTTGGTGGCATTGTAGAGGAAGCGATACCCGCCAGTGCCATTCCATATGTTAGCGTCTGCATAGTCTTCATCCCACCCGAAGAAACCAAACCTCTCCTGACTATCATAGTATCTAAATTCGATACCACGGTCAAGGTTGTCATCTAGTGTAAGAGTATCCTCGCCACCAAGAGTGATAATGGGATCTTGGATAGTCGTTGTTACGCTATTGACTGTGGTTGTGGTGCCATCGACTTGAAGGTCACCACGAATTCTCACAAGACCAGTAACGTCATCATCGTCATTGGGATCCAGCACCATTGTAGAGTTGGTGGTGGACAAGACGTTATCTTGGAAGTGATAGTCTTCTACGTTGACTCTGCTGTTGACATCAGTAGCATAGATCGTGATGTCGTTGTCTGCCGAGATATCGAGCAGCGCCTGACCAGTGCCAACGTTTGTCGAAGCAATAGCAAACGTGCGATTGCTAGCAGAGTTTTGGGTCAGGAAGATATCCAGGTTACCTTCGCCATACTTATCAATGAGTTGATCAGTGGCACCATCAAGATCAATATTAGGATCCGAGAAATAGGAGCGGACATTGACATCAATCTCGCCAGCGCCACTGTCCCCTGTATTATTAGCGCCAAACAGAAGATTGCCGCTCGTGTCATTAACTTTGACGTAGTTAAGATAATTGAATCCTCTGTATCCAGTGGTGCTAGTAAGCTCCTGGTCAAGCTCAAAATCTTCTTTTGTATTTCCATCAGCAAAAGAGATTCTATTATTCTGAAGTTGCCAGTTGTCAACACCAGCAGCAGCGATGCTAACGAAACCACCTTCATAGGTGTTAGCAGGATCCCAAGAAGTAACATCAAAGTCTTCTTGGTTGAAGGATGCGAGACCTTTCTGAGGACTCAGAGCAGATCCGAGATATCTCCAAGAGCCTGCGTCAGAGGTGTCTGTATGTGTAGGCTCGCCGCCGCCTGCGTTAATATCAAGGATAGCCTCATAAAGGCGACCACTTGAATTTCGGACCTTATCATAACGAGAATAAGCAATAGCGTTATCATACAAGGCATCTTCAGACCCCTGTTTTGCCGTAGCGATAGGGATAGTCCTTGCATAGGTGAAGCGACCATAACGGTCTGTGGTGAATTGAGTTGTATTAACAGACTCATCACCAGTCAGGTTAACCGAGATCAGAGGTGTATCCAGGTTACCAGTCGGGTTGTATTCACCAACCACAACTGTGGTATCTGCCAAGTCAATGAATGGGTTGGCAGACTGTGCGTTACCATTCTGGACAATAATACGACCACTACCACCAGTAATTGTGCGAGTGGTGATAGTGCCTTCTGCTTGACGAGACATCAGACCAAAAGAGGTCAGACCAGCAATAGATGTCAGGTCACTGTCTAATGGTTGAGCGTCAGCAATACCGAAGTCACTCAGGGTTGTGGGGTTGTCAGCGTCCACAATACGACCACGAGAGTCAACCGTGATACGAGTATATGTGCCTGTCGCGTCTAGGTCTTGCTCGTCGTAGTGGGGAAGTGCCACCACATAATTCAACTCAGCAGTAATGGTCAGGTTTGCGGATCCATCAAACGTGCCACTACCAGACATGTCGCCACCAAGCGAGATTTGTCTAGCGTTTGCGAGTCTAGTTGCAGTAGAAGCGTTACCAACCAGTGAAGCAGTAATGGCACCTGCCTCAAAGTTACCGTCAGCATCTCTCTTTACAAGAGTGTTAGCGGTGTTGGATTCTGTCTCCAGTGGTCGCTCATATTTAAGCGAGTTCCATGGAGTAACACCATCACCGATCTTGATACGAGAGGTATCAATCTCGATTCCCAATTCGCCTTGGGCGAGGATTGGGTTGATGTTTGCCCACTGCTGAGCACCATCTCTTCTAAGTTGAATTCTATTCGCCATTGCTTAAGGATCCTTGCGACTGCACAGTAGCCATCTAAGTTATTTATGCCAAATAAAAAGAGTCCCCGCAGGGACTCAGGAATCACTCGGTTTCTTCCTCGGTCCCCTCTGTCGTTTCTTCGGCAGGGGGATTCAAATACTCCAACGTCTCAATAGCACCCAGGAGTTTTAGGGCAGTCTGCTCATTCTCACGGATCTTTGCAGACAGTGACTTGTTTTCGGAAATAAGATTTTCGTAACGAGTCTTAAAGTTATTGAGAAGCTCTTCTGGAGCCATAGTTTCAGTTTGGGTGGCAGTCATTGATTTTTCTCCAATAATGTCTTCAGCAGATCCTTGATTTCATTCAGATCTGATTTTACAGTTTCAACTTCATTTTGTAAAGCCTCTACCGTGGTTTCTTTCTTCTGCCTCTTGTTGTAGGCAGCCATGTATCTTTCGTATTCTACTTTGTTTGTGTTAATTACAGCATTAGTTTTCGGATCACGAAACCATCCGACCTTGCCTTCAACTGGTTGTAACTGTGAGTGGTCTAACATCTTGACAAGATACCAAATAATAATTAGAATAAGCCTGTGGGTTTCAGAGATCAGCTCTAGTACTTAAGTAGCTAGAGCAATGCTTCTAAGATCAATAATCTGAGGCACAATAGCCTGATTCTTAGATCTCATTACGATCTTCACTTGGAAAGCATTAAACGAAAGACCCGTTTGCTCATAACTGTAATCTCTGAATTCATATACATCAGAAGCAGGAATATCTGCAACAGGGAAGATCTCAGTAAAGTTAACTGTTTCGGGATCGCTGTCAGCACCACTTTCAAATGTCTTGATGTAGACACGGACTTCGCTGCCTTGAGGTTTGTATGCACCAAAGTCAATCTTTAGAGTCCTAGACAGTTGAGTCAGATTTGCGATTCTAGTGAGATAGACTGCATCGTTTTGATCACCAACAGGCTCAAGTGAAACGTTTGACTGAGTGTCAATTTCAGCGTTGATGCCATACTGTTGGGGACCACCTGGCCATTGGTTGATCCTGTTTGACACACAAATCAAAGATGTGCGGTCGAGGTCAACATAAGGAGACAGGTTGGGGTTGTCAGTTGCCAGAGCACAGTCAATACTGATGGACTTGTTACCACCCAGTTTATTGCTCTCATTAACTTTGGAGCAAACCATCTGAGGAGTAGTAAAGTAGTTTTCAGTATTCAACGTGATGTCATAATATTGACCATTGTTAACAAACGATGCTTGATCGATAACAGTGGTGCCGTCACCAACAGAAGTTGCTGTAGTAGTATTTACACGAGCAGAAATACTTGTATCTGGGAAGACCATGTTAGCGATGGAAGGTCTCAGCACTTCAAACTGGAAGTTTTGAGATGCAAGCACATTGGCGCCACCACCACGAATTCCGTTGGTTGCCACCGAAGTTGTATTCAACAGATAGTGATCGATCCAAGGATCATCAATACCATCATGGACTTTGTTGATCTCTGTCAGAGGAATGCCGTCAAAGTTGTAGCATTGAACCACTGCACCAGTGGGGTGATCTGTATCGGTAGTGCCAGCAGCACCTCTACCATTAGTAGCAACAGTGATGACTTGACCGTTGGAAGAGATAGCAGAGTATTGAATGATCTCGTTACCGATAATCAGATAACCAGGGTTGAGGTTGCCAATGGCAGTGCCATTCACAAAGGTGTGGAAACCACCTGCTGCTTCAACGTTGATTGAAGTAGACCCAGCACTCAGAGAAGAAGTGAGTGTTGTCGGGGGCACTTCAGAAACAACGCCGCTAATTTCAACGTTGTTGGTGCGTTGATGCATACAGTGATTCTTGTGATACACCAAGACCTTTCTGTCCTTCTGCTGGTAGGAAGGTGCAGCAGTTGGGAATTGGTTGTATGTGTCACCAGAGTATGCAACGCTAGTAATGGTTGCAGTAACAACACCACCATTCTCAGACAGGGTGTCACTCAGGTCGAATGCCTTATCGACATAGTTAACATACAGCACAGGGTTTGCTGCTGTTGTCACGCCATCGGGGAGAGTGTCACCAGTTGCATAGTATCCAGTAACCGTTGCAGTTGCATTGGAAGTAGATCCAGAAATAATATCTACCTCAGTGGTAGCACCACCAGGGGCACCAGGGCGAGGTGAAAAGTCACCGTTAGAAACTGTAGACAGTTGGAAGATAGCAGTTGACTGGGAAGACTTAATGCCTTGGAATGCATTATTATTGCCATCCAAGAAACCTGCTGCCCATGTGCCTTCAATGTCTGTCAAGGTGATGGTTTCGGGATCAGATGTCGAATCAAATTCCACAACTGTGCCTTCTGCGTTGGAAGGTGTCTGCTTCAGTCTTGCACCAACAGTGTATGTATTATTAGTGCCTGCAGGTAGGGTGAGGACTTGCTCTGGTTGAATCGTGACAAGAGGATTGTTTCTCAACTGCGTGTAACCGCCGTTAGTTTCTCCCATCTCAACGTTTTCGAGAGTGACTGTGCCAGTCAAGGATGTGTAGTTTGCTTTATAGATGGTAAACTTCAAGTCCTCATATTGGTCAGCAGTCCAAGTCGATGCGTTTTGTGACTTGAAGAGCACACCTGCATACGGTTGCTCGGAGATTGTCCTGTTACCAGACTTCTCAATGTCACCCATTCTGGAGATCCAGACTTGATATTCATTAGAGTCTGACAGCAGCACAAAACAATATTCAACCGACTGCTTAATATATACGGGAGATCTGAATTCAAATCTTGTTGGGATTTCAGCACTTTCAGACACCTCAACATCGTTTGCGTTGATTGTGATGTCCGAGAGGGGCAGAATATCCTTAGTGGGATTACCATTCTCCATTGTCCTGATCTGCATAGAGATCGGAATATTGTCATCTCTAGTTCTGAAGAAGATATCAACACCAGTGATGAAGATACCACCCTCTTCGTCAACAATGAAAGATTGTGCCAGGGGGTCATACCAACCGATCTGACGTGTCTCCGTCCTTGTGCCACTAACAATGGTCCTTTCGTCGTTAACTGTATCTCTAACGATCTCAGCGTTTCTGACTGCCAGGATGTTTTCTCTAACAGTTTGAAGAATACCAGATGCTCTGTATTCTGTATCTGCCGAAGAATCCACTGCACCAGCTTCTCTGCTGTTTTGTGGGTTTGTTGTAAATCTAAGGGTCCTTGTGCCAGTTGCCCAACGTGGGTTGGAATCAACCTTGGGGTTGGGGATGAAGAATGTGCCTTTGAAGTTACCAACGTTGTCAGTCAGAAGACGACGATCCTTAACATATGCAGCAGCACCAGATGTCAAACCAACCAGCAACTCACCAATCTTCATATTGCCTTGGAATCTACCATTGGCAGTCTTTGCCATCTCCTCAACATCTACATTGAGATATGGAGTGTTGGATGCATAGGAAGACGGAAGAGTTTCTGTGCCTTGACCATATGGATTGGTCACATAAGCATCATCAGCAGCGGCAACTTTGAGACGCACGTTGCTCTCTGTGCCAATAACAGTTTCTCCAACAACAAACGGAATCTGATTGCTGTTGTCGATTGTTGGGTCGGGTGGGAGCACAACGGAAGGAGTGGAAAGACCTTCGCTTCCCTCTGGACCGATTACATCTCTAGAAATGGTGCTGTTTGTGCCAGACTTGTTGAGCTCGATAACCTTAGGTGTGATATATGCACTCACATCAACGCCATCGAAGAAGCAGTAGATTCTAGTCCTGGGCTTCATTCTATAAACGTCAAATGCCAGGTTTCTGGAGCGAATCCAGGGCACTGCAGTTTGAGACAGGATGCTATCACCCAGAGATTTACGCTCAATTCTGGGGACGATTCTCGTGCGGATACCTTGACGGGACTGGTTAGTCCTGACTTGGAAGGTGCGTCTTTGGTGAATAAATTCCAGACCTCTGTGTCTGGTGCCGACCCAACCACCACCACCATGAGTGCTACCAGATCTGTTGATGATCGTATCAGTAGAAACTAGGGATTCTGAAGACCAGTTGGTTCTCCAACCACCCCATTGAATTGGGGCAAACCCTGTGTTGGGATCGATATCCAACTCTCTGGCAACACTAGAGAAGTCACCTTCAACGTTTTCCACACGAGCAGGAAGTCGATTCGTTTCCAACCAGTCATCTGACGTAGGTGTCAGGTCAATACGACCGATGAAAGTAAACACGTTAAACGGGTTAACGTTTTCACTTCTAGATGCATAGGGTTGTGTGACAACAGCAACGTCTTCATAAGGAAGCATTGCAATGTTTCCAGGTGTCACAACAACATTTTGTGACTTGGTGGTATTGATCTGCAGGGGGACGTTGGATGTGTAGTGCGAAGGACGAAGCAGACCCTCTTGGAAATCGAGAGAGCACTTATAGTCTCCACTGTTAACGTCACCAATCTTATGATCAGTAAAGTCATCAACCACAAAACCATTCTTCAGACGATCGAAACCGTTTTCGTCATAGGATCTGGTAGCATCTGTCTGCACTTCAAGAAGTGACAGGGCAGTGTAATATTCAACGTTATTGATTCTCTTCTCAAGGTCACCAATATCCTTCATCGTATAACGACGAATGATTTCTTGGGTGATTGTAGAATCTCTTTGAGGATCATACATATATGCCTTGTGCTTCATCACAGCAAGACACATGGCATTTTGGATATTCTCTGGCGGTTGAGGATCTTCTGCCGAGATGCCGTAAACCAGCTTCAGTTTATTGTCGTGAGACAGGAAGAGTTTATCCGTCCTGGGCAGATAATATTCGTAGTCGCAACGGAATTCTGTTTCTGCTTTGGGAATATCAAATAGAGTTGCAACTGCTGCAGCACCAGCACCTTGGTTTGTTGTGCTAAAGACACGAGCGTCGAAATCGAGAGTTGCACAAGTAACTTCAAAAGGACCAGTAACTGTGCCATTGCCTGTTGCCAATTCACCAACAGCGGGACGGAAGTCAATTTGATCTCTGACGTTTTTGCTGGATCCTTGCAGAATCGGAGCAGGGATCTGGTCAAAGTCAATACCAGTATATGACTGTGCAGAGAAGTAGTCACCAGATGCTTCATGAATGAAGTAGTCAAAGATGACCATCAGTTGTCTGGTGGGGGCAGTAACACCAGACTTTCTTACAAGTTTGGAAACATTGTAATAGAAAGGTGTTTGTCCATCATTCAAGTTAAAGAGGTCCGTGACCACTTTGCTTCCCTTGACAACGGATCCATCGGCATCATCGATTGTTGCTCTCAGGACATTACCATCAGAATCTTCACCAACGATTTGCTCGCCAGGGTTGAATTGAATATCGTTGAGGTTGACGTTATAGAGTCGCAGAGTTGCGTTAATGAAACTAACAACAGTTGCTCTAGCACCAGATGTAGCACCAGTTACAACTGTGCCAGGTGCAAAGAAGGTTGCTTCGCTCAAGACAACGTAAGGGACTTTTGGTGCGTTATCGTCTTCGGATTCATAAACAGCATGAATCTTGTAGACATCATTCAAACCAAAAGAAATTTCTTGGTCTTGGATTCTTGTGCCATACAAGTTACCATAAAGAAGACCATACTTCTGGATATCATTATTTTTGTTTGTGCGAGTAACTTTAAGAGCACGCATCTTGGATGCAGTCTTAATCTTTCTGCTCACAATATTCTTAGACACCAAAGCAGTCAGTTTGACTGTAGTGACACCCGTAAGACCATCAATCGTGATCGACTGTCTATCGGCACCGAAGGTAACTGTCAGAGTGCCTGCCTCATCCAATGCTTCCAAATCCAGGTTATCTCCAACAGCATATGCAGATCCAGATTGGGCAAGGATTGTCAGTTGATAGTTTTCATCGTCAAGAGATGCAAATTGCTCAGACTCGGGCAGTGCAACTGTCAAACCACCAGACACAACAGTTTTGTTGCTGAATGTGCGATAGACAAAGAATGACTCGTCACTCAGAGACTTCATCGACTGTCTCGGAAGGTCGATGGAAAGTTGACCAGTGGGTTGGGTTGTGTTGAATATGAAAGGACGATATCTGACAACTGTTGTGTAATCGCCGTCTGTGATAGCACCTTTCGTTAAACCTGTGTCCAGCAATGCAGTCTGGGACTGGTAATTAAATACTGGAGTGCCACCGACGTTGTTGCCAGATGTGTGGTTGATTGCAGATTTTGTGATCTTCTTGACCACAAGAGAAATATCACCTTCTGTTGAGGACGCACCATTCGGGCTCAGGATATCACCAGGGCGCAGGTCTTCTTCAAATTTGCTACCCTGCAGACCAATGATATTTTGATTACCTGCCTGATCGATTGTAATAGTTGCGCCTCTAACCACAGAAGTATCATTCAACAACCAGTTGGCAAGGAATGAAACTTGGGAGTTGCTGTTGTATGCAACGCAGGATCTAACATCGTTAACTTGATAACTGAAAACAGCATCAACTGTACCGACAACGCGACCGTCTCTAGTGATAACTTCACCGTCAGTAAAGACACCACTGACTTGCTCAAGACCCACATAAGTGCCACTAATGTCTGTAGTAGCAAAACCTCTGGCGCCAGAAATTCTACCGACCAGAAGATCTCCAGCAGCAACAGTTGCATTACCTGCGACAAAGTTGAGTGCTGTAAACATCTGGATGTCCATCATATAAAGATCCCAGATGCCAGTTGCTGCTTTTTGCAACTGCACGCAGCGTGCCCTACCAATCTTTTGACCAGTTACACTGTTTCCACCATTCAGAGTCCATCCATCATGCAGATCGAGGACTTGATATGCGTCGGCAACACCTTCACCAGTAATATCAGGCCAACCATAGACATCATAAACTTTGACATACTGACCCCATTCAATCGGAATGATTGAGTTTTGGACACCAGTAAAGTCTCTGGGTTTCTTGAGGTCAACATATTGAGGAGTAAGAAACTCTGTCCTATAACCTCTAATGTAT